CCAATGGATTTTAGTTGGAATAAGTACAAAGCCGCTTGTTGGTTAAATTACTTGTGGAATAAAAAAGAAATTGATGCAAAAATTCTAAATTATTATGAAGGAGGGAATAGTGCAGCGTAGTGAAGCTTTAAAAAAAGCAGACTTACTAATAAATGGTTCACGGGCAAAATCTCATGGTGACGCTACAGAGACACATACTTACATAGCTCAGATGTGGAACATATTATTAAGAAAGAAATTAAAAGAACCGCTTGATATACATGATGTTTACAGAGCAATGATAGGTATTAAGCAAATTAGAAACAGCCAAAATCCAAGAGTGGAAGACAATATGATTGACATTATTGGATATGCGGCATTAGCAATAGAGGCAAAAGATGGCAAGAATGGAAGTTAAATATCTTATTCACGAAGAGAATAAAGTTGGTGTAGAAAATGTAAAAGAGGGAAGTTTATTCATGTGGTTTAAACTTGGTGGAGATCCAGATGTATTGGCTGATGACATTGGAAAGACGTTTGATAGAATTGTTAAGTTAAACAAGAACGAGGTTTTACAAATTACTTTTGCTGCATTTTTTGATGGCATGGAAATTTTGACTGGTTCACTTTATAGAGAGGGAGAAGGTAGATGGATAACCCCAATATCGGAGACGATTCATTAACAAATTTAACTAAGCTTTTTACTAGGTTTAGTTGGGATAAAAAACTTAGCGATTTGACTGAAGAGGAAATAAAAGCCACAGTTATAATAATGCAATTCTCAAAGAAGGTAGAAGAAGATGAACAATACAACAAACAAGAACTCGATAGATTACTTCTTAAATATGTCCACGGCAAAGACGAAACAGAGCCAACAGACAATGAATTACCCTTTTGAAGAAATCATTGATAAGACTATTGTTGAAAAGAACAAGTCTGAGCCTAAAAGAAGATATTTAGGTGGATCTATGCTAGGTGATAAGTGTGCAAGAAAAATACAGTATACTTATCAAGGGCAACAACCTGACGAAAACAAAGAGTTTAATGCACAAACATTAAGGATATTTCAGTTAGGTCATGAGTTAGAAAACAGTATGGCTGGCTGGATTAGAAATGCAGGTTTTGATCTAAGGACTATAGATAAGAATGGCGAACAGTTTGGCTTTGCAATAGCAGGTGATGAAATTAAAGGACACATAGATGGCGTAATATGTGGAGGACCTCTTGATATTGGTTATCCTATGCTTTGGGAGTGTAAATCTGCCAATGAGAAAAAGTTTAGAGATTTTAGGTTTAAAGGTATTAAGGCAAATCCGACATATGAAGTGCAAGTTGCTTTGTATCAAGCTTATATGGAGCTGACAGATAATCCATGTTTGTTCACAGTCATTAACAAGAACACAAGTGAAATCTATTATGAGTTAGTTCCGTTTAATCAAGAGTTAGCACAATATGCTAGTGACAGAGCAGTTGATATATTAAGAGCATCTAAGCAAAATGAAATGCTACCAAGAATAGCACAGAACAGAGATGTATTTGACTGTAAATTTTGTCAGTTTGCAGACACATGTTGGGAAGATGGTTGATGGTGACACAGAAGGTAGCAAAGTGCCACCATCAAGGAGGATGGTAATGAACATTATAAAGTTTGGCAATAGTAAAAGAACCATGGATGCAAAGGAATTAGTTGAACTAATTAGTGAGAGAGTTCCTGCAAATGTTCAAATTGATTTATTAAAAGATACTTATCCACAAGGAGTTGTGAGAGGAGATCAATTTACTATCGGCTCACTTGGTGGTGAGGCAGGCAAATCTTTAAAAATAGATATTAATCCTAGATCGCCATACTTTATGAAAGGTCAAGATTTTAATGGTGCAGATGGNGTTGGNGGNATTGTNAANATATTGATGGANGGCAGAAACATGAAGTTGCCTGAAGTNAAAGAGTTCTTTGATGATTATTTAGGTGATGACGCACCAAGACNAGTTGAAAAGATTAGNTCTATTGTNGATCNAAACATACAACANATAAANTTAAANACACCATATGATAGNGAACATAANTATCTNAATGCACAAGGTGAATTNTTATGTCTTGTTCGNAGNTATAACACNAAAGATAANGATGGTAATCCAGTNCTTGATGGNCATGGTAAGCCAAANAAAGAGTTTAGACANTTNACTGGTGGNAGTAATTATCCAAAGATGCCAGATGTTAGACCTTTGTACAACATACCGAACATCGTTGCATCAGAAAAGATAATATGGGTAGAGGGCGAGAAGTGTGCAGATGCACTTAATGATCTTGGTTATACTGCTACATGCACAATGGGGGGTGCAGGTATGCTTTCAAGAAAGTCTGCAAACTTATTTGACTTTTCTCCATTGCATGAAAAAGAACTTATAATATGGCCAGATAATGATAATGCAGGTCGTAAATTAGCAGAGCTTGTGCAAGAACTTGCATTAAACGCTGGTGTAAAGTCAGTAACAACCTTAAAACCACCAAGGGGTAAGCCAGAAAGATGGGATGTTGTTGATGCAGTTGCAGAACAATTTAACATAAATGAGTTTCTTAATACTAATGTTAAGCAAGTAAAAAAGAACATTAACCTTCTTGATGACAGTTTGTTAATAAACAGATTTGTTGGCGATGCACCAATACAGAAGTTTTTAATAGCGAATACGTTGCCATTAGCTGTGCCAATTATATTCTCTGCTGCAGGTGATAGTGGTAAAGGTATGATGACGCTTGACTTAGCCATGAAAGTATCAAGTGGTCAACCAATGTCAGAATCATTTGGTGGCACAATTAGTGAGTTTGGTAATTCAATTATATTTACTGCCGAAGATGATGAGGCAGAGATGCACAGAAGAATAGAAAGACTTGATATAGACAATCAAAGATCAAGCTACGAACATGAACTGCGAATCGTGAGTTTGCCTAATGTTGGTGGTGTTTTCCCCATATTACAAGAAACACATGATGGCTACAGAACAAGTGATGAATTTGATAAACTTTACGAGCAAATACTACAGATGAAGAACCTTAAGCTCATAGTATTTGATCCTTTAGCCTCTTTTGTTCACGCAGACGTTAACGCAGATCCTGCGGCGGGTGCGGCACTAACTGGATTACTTGCACAGATAGCTACTGAAACTGGTGCGTCAGTTATTATGTGTCACCATATGACTAAGATTAAAGAAGACACAGTTGTTAGTACGCCTGAACAAGCAAGAAATATGATTAGAGGTACATCAGCATTGGTTGATGGTGTTCGTTGTGCTTTCGCTTTATGGCAAGTTGATGAAGCTACAGGCAGAAGACGTTGCCAAGACCTCGGTATGGATTATCAAAGAAATAAATGTTTTGATGGTGCAGTAGTAAAATCTAATGGACCAGCGAACAGAAACATCAGACATTTTATTAGAGATGAGTTTAGTGGATTGTTGTTAGATAGAAGCGATGACATTTCAAGATTACATACTGGCTCTAATAAAGAAATAAAAAAGACTGCATTGTTTAATTGGATTGCAGATTGTGAGAGAGAGGGCAGAGCTATGACACAACAGTCTGGTGCAGATGCCATATTACAACGTATGTCTGCTGATACAGACGCACCTAACGTGCTTAATAACTGCACACAACGTATGATTGATGGTCTTGTCAGAGAATTAATACAAGAGGGCAGAATCGCCAAGTATTCATTCAGCACAAGTGGTGGTCGTAAGTGGCTTGGCACAATAGATGGCGATATGAGTAGAGGTGAATACGAAGCAACTACTGCGAGAGATAATGTATAAAATAGTAGATTTATTTAGTGGCATAGGTGGATTTAGCTATGCTGCCGAACAATTAGTTGGAGGCTTTGAGACAATAGCTTTTGTTGAACAAGATGATTATTGTCAAAAAGTCTTGCGTAAACATTGGCAAGATGTACCAATATATAGTGATATAAGGAGTTTTGATGCAAAAGAATACAAAGACGCAGACATCGTTGTTGGAGGATTTCCATGTCAACCCTGGTCAGTTGCAGGATCTCAAAGAGGAAGCGAAGATGACAGAGATCTCTGGCACGAAATGGTTAGGGTTATTGAAGACATACGGCCTCGATGGATCATTGGCGAAAATGTGTCAGGCTTTGTTACAATGCCAATGGGTCTCACAAGAAGTCTCGTTGACTTGGAAAGTATTGGGTATAAAGCCATACCATATCTTATTCCAGCTGCAGCCACGGATGCCAAACATAGACGAATGCGATGCTGGATTGTGGGCCACACCGAACACGATGGATCATCTACCTCCACGTTCAGAAGAGGGAACAACCAAACTAATGGAGGGTCATCGCAAAGGCAGAACCAAACCAGCAAACTTGAGGGAGCAAGTAGACGAACAGACGATGAGTTTGTACAAACAGACATCTTCGACCTTATGGCCAACACCAACTCATCAAACGGCGGGAACAGGGCCGATGATGAAAACATTGGTGACAAAAGAGGGAACTCCAGCAAAACAGGGAGAGAGAGCCTACAATCCGAAAACAGGCAAACACGTTCAAGTAACTTTGAATCGAGCAGTAAATCTTTGGCCAACACCGACAACACAAGAGATAGAACACCCGCAAGCGGAACTAACAGCGAACAACAGACGCTTAAGCAAGGACGGGCAGACATCTCACAGTCTGAACCTAGCAGACAGCGTGATAATGTGGCCTACACCGACAACAAAGGGGTACGGACATGCGTCAATGGGTCAGACAATGATATTCAGAAAAAAAGTGGAAGCGGGAGAGATGACCGAACAACAAGCAGAACAGATGCTAGGAGTAACACTAAGACCTCCAAGAATGGAGAAATGGGATTATCCGAAAAAGGAGATGTTCCCTACACCTACAGCAAGGGATTACAAGGACTCGGGGAGCATGGAGAATTGGAAAGAGAATCGTCAAAGAATGAGTCTTCCGAGGAAAGTGTACAAAGGGGTAATGGAACAGACTTCAGAAGAAAACCAATCACTTGGAAGCCTGAACCCAACGTGGGTCGAGTGGCTAATGGGGTACGAAATAGGATACACCGACTTAGATGTTTAGGGAATAGTATCGTGCCACAAGTGGTGGCTCGGATATTTTATGCAATCAAGGAGGCAGAAAATGATAGAGAAATACGCTAGATGTGCTGATTGTGATAGATTTGTCCGTGATAAAAAAGAAACTTTATGTAACAGATGCAAGAAGCGTAGACTATTGTTTAGAGAAAAAAAGGACATTAACATTGGATCACAACATTGTCCAAATGAACAGCTCTTTGAAGATGACCCCCGTGCATTAAAAGAAATAGAATATGGCAAAGTGTACAAAACAAGCACTCATGTGTTTGGTAGAAGCATTTTAGATGATTTGGGTTGACATGAGTGCCTATTGTCATTATATATAGCATATAAAGATAGTAATCGTCAGATTACCCTTTTGTTTTAAAAATGTTTGTTTAAAAAAGACCTAGCTAAAAACTAGGTCTTTTTTTTGTCTTGACATTGGCATTGATTTCCTATTATAACTATCTTATACTAGCAAAAAGGAGATTGATATGGGCGAGTATGAATGTTTAGATTGTAACGAAATGTTTTGGGCTGAAGAACCACCTTATCCATTAGACATCTGCGATGAGTGTAAAGAAGAGAGAAGGGAGAGAGCTAATGACAGCGTATCAAAATAACTTTCTTATTGAAGTTGAGGAATATTTCGGTGCATTATTAACAGATGATGGACTAACAAACGATCAAGCCTTAGTCTTAGTTAAGAAACAATATGGCGAACACGGACATGAGTATGTTTGTGATCTAATTAAGAAGGAGGAGCAATATGAATACTAAATACTTGAAATTACATATTCATAAAACAACAATTCACAAAAAGCCAAGTGCTTTAGTAAGGTACTACAGAAAGTTTGTTGAATGGTTAAAATGTTTCTAATGATTTGCGTTGTTTGGGTTGAAGGCTCAAGATACATGGGTGGTAAAACCAATTGTATGTGGCACATCAGCAAGGTTGAATATAGAACCCTTGAAGAGTGTAGGGCAGATATAAACAATAGCAAAAGACTGGTTTTAGGTCGGCTTAGAGATGAGTTCGGTGATAAGCCAGATGATTACAACGTACAAGCTAGTTGTCTTAAGGCTGCTTAATGTTGGTAATCATAGAATCGCCTTACAAAGGTAAGGTAAAACAAAACTTAGCATATGCAAAAAAGTGTATGTTTGATTCATTAATGCGAGGCGAGTCACCATTTGCCTCGCATTTACTTTATACGCAAGTCTTAGATGATGCGATCAAAAAACAAAGAACAATGGGCATGGAAAGAGCTTTCAACTGGTACAAACACGCAGATCTTATGGCAGTTTATATAGACAAAGGTATATCAGATGGCATGAAAAGAGGCATTGAAGTGGCAGAAAAGCTCGGAATAGAAATGGTTTATAGGACATTAAATGGAAATAGTAATAGAAGGTAGCACAGTATACAACGGCGACTGTTTAGAAGTCATGGATACAATAGATAAATGTTCGGTTGATAGCGTGGTAACTGATCCGCCGTATCATCTTACATCAATAGTCAAAAGGTTCGGTAAGGAAGATTCAGCACCAGCTCAATTTGGTACAGATGGAGCTTTTGCGAGAGCGTCAAAAGGTTTTATGGGTAAAGAATGGGATGGTGGCGATATAGCTTTCCAAGCAGACACATGGCGTAAATGTTATGAGTTGTTGAAACCAGGTGGTCATTTGATAGCGTTTAGTGGATCACGAACATACCACAGAATGGCGTGTGCCATAGAAGATGCTGGGTTTGAAATCAGAGATCAATGTATTTGGTTGTATGGTAGTGGGTTTCCCAAAAGCCATAATATCGGAGATG